GTTTTTGTTTACGAATCACTAGAATCTCTTGTGAGGTTGGTCGTGATCCACTTTATTTCCGAGTGTCTTATACTGATCGGATATCAGTCGAGAATCGGTGCTTCATTTCTTTTGATTCTCAGTAATGTATCTACTAATTGTTTGTTTGTTTGTTGTTTGTTATGTTACACACTTGAGTCAGTGTTTATCAAGAGTTTAGTTGGTTTCTTGACTATTGTTGGTACTAGTTTTGAGAGTGCCTTATCTATTATGAATTTGACAACACCTTCATTGTTGATTGATGTTACTTTTCCAAAATCTTGTAGTGTGTCAATAATTCTATATATTTCTTGATTCTGTTCTGTTGGTACATAAACACTGTTCCAAGGACTTGTGTTTATGAATGTAGTCCATGAATTTGGTGTTTGACTTGATGTGTATGATATTCCTTGACTTGGTGGCACATTAACAGCTACATCCTCACCTGTATCCTGTGTTGTATTGTATTTAATTTCTACGATCTCTGCCTTGCGTGAGTTGAGCTGTGTGGTGATTGAAAATGGTTGATTTTCAAGCACCCAAACAGCACGTAATAGAGCCAAGTCTATTTCCGTACCGTTGTATAAATAGATATAGCCCGGCTGCTCTGGATTGTTATTGTACTCAATATCAATCCTTGCACCTGTTGGGATTGTCAATCCATTGGATGTTCTGATTGGTTCACAAAGGTATAGGACTGAATTTAATAAATAAGATTCTTTTGATGATATATTTATAAGTTGAGAGTTCTTGAACTCTATACCCGTACCAATAGGATTCTTGAATTGATAAGTGTATCTAACATAAAAATAGCCTGGAACTATCCTATTGTTGTTAGAATCTGTTGTTGCAATCCCTAAAGCTATAAATATGAAGGGGTTTGACTCTTGGTCAATGGCTCCCCCCATTCTAAACAAGTTATATTGTAAATTGTTACCCATTTTGACAATGCTATTCATTTTAGAATAACACTGTGTCAGCATACCCCCATTTGATGTTTTGAGTGTTTGTTGTAAATTTTCTGTAGATGGGGCTTGGTTCCATAAAGTTCCACCTATTACATTACCTTGTTGTGTGACCGCACATTGTGGAACATATATGACCTCAAATCTTAGAGGTCTATAATTTTGATAGCCTGCAGCAACCGCTGCGACTCTAGTACCTGACCAATATGATGGATTACATGGTATGATAGTTATGACTTGTGAATTTTGGAATTCAGTTGAGAGACTGTCAGGTATTTGATACACCAGGTCACACCCTGTAACCACAGCAGTAGTGCCTGTTGTTTTTATTGTATTAAATTGTTTTGGTGCTGACATAATTTGGGCGGCAGCTAATTGCCTTCTCTTTACACGTCGTGGACGTTTTCTGACAACAACCATGTTGCGTTTGTTTATTTTATTATTCTTATTCTTGTTATTATTCTTATTCTTCTTAGTGTTTTGCATTTGATAAGCCCAACACCATATATAAGTGTTGCACATTGAATTCCTGATTGACATGTTGGTTAATGAATTGGAGCTCCTTCTTTGTGTATGGCTCTACATTAATTCTCTCAATTGCTTTTACTGTCTCCCAATAAGAGCCCTTTATTATATGTTGTTCTTCTCTATGTTTAATATTGTATACATTATGTTCTGTTTTGTTTTCTTCAAGTGCATACACACTTTTATCTGCTCGCCTGTCTCTGAGCAATCTATTCTGATGTTTGAGTAATAGTGCATTTATTTCATGCTCAGAGGTTGTTGATGCCTTCAAAAATTGATATGCTTTAATATAATATGCTTGTGCCATGGCATCAAAATACTCTATCCCACGGTAGCTTTGTTGTAGTGCCTTAGCTTGATCAATTAAATAGAGTGCCACCTCATGGTTTTTCAAACATTTGGTTTTCCTTGAGTACTTGCTAAGTTTGGTGAATTTGCTTGGATCTCTTGTTAGCTTAATATGTCCATATTCATCGCATATCCAAGCTCTTAATGAGCAGAATTTAATAATTTCTGGACCACCTATGTCCAGCATTTTTAACACTTGTCCCAATCCATAGACACGCGTATCCGGCCTGTCTGGATCAGGATTTGCTTTAAGAAAATATGTATAGTATGTGTTATTGATGAACTCATCAGTAACATATGGTTTGTACATGACGGTGAAATCATCACCTTTAGAGAAACATATATAATCTTGCCCATAGACTAATCCTGCTTTATCATTGACGAATCTATTGTACAGAGCCATTCTAATTGTATTACAGAGTGTTGTGTCAGCATCTCCAGAAAATACTGACCCTAGAATTGTGTATGTGAACAGCTTTTTCCTCTTCTTAGTGTCTGGATCTATATAGATTAAGTCCATGGTTTTGGTGGCTTGTGTTGCTATTTGTTTGAATAATGCTTTGTCACAATGATATACTTTGTCTGATATTCTTCTATATATATAGTGGTCCACTCGTTTTAATGTAATGTCTTGTGTATTGTCAAAGGCTGAACCATCACCTTCAACAACTTTAGTAAATCCTTGATCAATATATTTATTAATCATATCAGACATTTCAGTTAAATTTTTGCCACCGCAATACCCCTGTAATTTATGTCCAAATATCTCCTCTAAGGCCCAGCAAACTGGACCCATAACAAATTTAGTTCTCATAGGTATCTTGCAGACCATCCTTGGTTTTCCATCTGTACCTTGTAGTTCAATTTTGCACAATCCTTCATAATTAATTTGTTTTGCAAGTCTTCTTTCTGATTCTTTGAGTACAGTTGGATCTATTAAATATTGCTGATATGTATCCATATCCCTTTGTTTTCCATATGTTAAATGATGGTACCAATCTTGATATGAATACCCGAAGTGAGTCAACTCCTCACCCACTTCAGTCTCTATAATGTTCTTTGCATACTCAAGAAATTCATCAGCAATTTTTGGTTCAGGGGTTGGTGCAGCTTTCATTTGCCTTTTTGCTGCACCAAATAGGGTATGGCTACATGTTTTGTATGCCATTACCTCTTCAAATGCATCATCAGGTTGACCGAACAATTGTTCATAAAGTATTTTTGAATCGCATTTACAATTGATATCGGCAACCTTTATATAATCTAACGGGTGTTTTTCGCCTTCTTGAATATATTCACCCTTTTTATCGCCCTTTAATAAATGTTCCATTGCTAAGTGTTTAATATGTTGATCCATTTCTTCATCATCCCATTCGATTGTTAACCTCTTATATTTTTGGTATTTGGGATGTGGGTGTGTACTGTCCATTGGGTAAAGTGGAGCTCCTGCATGTTTTTCAATATTTGGTGTTAAAGATACTCCTTCAAATTTGTTTCTTATGAATTCCTCCTTCTTGGTGTTGGGCTTTACTGAAAATCCTTACCAGAATCTTCAGCTGTCTGCACTAGACCTAGTGCAGTTCTAATTTTGTAGTTGATGTAGAAACAAAGTTTATTTTGAGTAAAGGCTTGTTTGAAACCTTCTGGGACAGTCTTATATTTCTTAGTTTTAAGGGCATTTAAATATTCAACTACCTTTTTATTTTTAAGTATTTCTAAACGAGCTTGTGCGCTCATACACCTAACAATTATATCCTCTAATAAAACTACAGTTTGCTCAGCATTTAATTTCTTATCCTCCCTATTGATGTAGGATACCATTGTTTTAAAAAATTCATCATTAATATTATCTTGAACAATGGTTTTGGCTTCAAGTCTGTTGACTAATTCAGCGCTTATTGAAACAGTATTTGAAATTTGGTTTTGAGTAATGCTGGTGAATCCATCAAATATTCTACCATTATTCTCCAAAGCTAATGTATATGATTTCTTGCCTTTTACAATTGTTTTATTAGTGTTTTGATTGTTTATGAGAGATGGATTCCAAATGTGTTTAACAATGTCTTTATTTGAATAATTGATTTTAGCTATGATTGATGGTAATGAGTTTAACTCATCTAGTACTTCCATTTCTTCTGTAGTTTCATTAATAAAATCTACCAATTGTGGATTTGTTATTTTAATAATATTGAAAGATACGTAATTTGTAGCTCCAAGATCAACACTTTGTAGTTTATGCACTTTCAATATGAAATTAGTGTCACCATCAGGTTTTAGGATAAAACTTGACACACTATTAAATTGGTAGAATCTGCAACTAGAGTAGTAGTTATGGCCATCTCCATATGTATGCATGATAAATTTGATGTCATCAATTGGTATGGAGTGGCTTTCACTTTTAGGGATCAATGTTTTGATCCAACCCTGTTCACCTAGATCTCCAACTAGGAGGGGTGCCTTTTTACCATCATATTTCTTAGGCACATGAAGTGATCCAACTGCTACTACACCATCTTCTTGATTTCTGAATGCTGTGTACATATCTTGATCTGAGATATAATACACAACATCAGTCAATAACAATACATAGTTACCTGCATTGTTATTATAAAATTCATTGATGGTTTGGTCATGGGTTGTTACCTTTAATTGTTCATATTGTGCAGGTAACTTTTGTTTTAGTTGCCTATTATAATATTCAACATTATTTTTAACCATTTTTACCCTATCTGCATCATAACCATCTATTTTAGGTGTCAATATGGTTTTGGTGTAGTTACCGAACATTGATCTGACACCATTAACATCCACTACTTCTTTTGTTGGGTATTTGGTTTCAATGTTATTAATTAATTTATTTTGTAGTGGTACATTATCTGTTAGTACATCTGCCTCAACTAAATCCCTAATGAATCTTAATCCTCCATGACCTCCGAGTTTTATATCAGTTGCGATGTACCTCTGTGTTTCATACTCAAGCTTATTTATTATTTTATGGTTGGTTATGATGTTTTTGATAGTTTTTGCCTGTACCTCATCCTTAATGAGGTAGTTGGCCTTCCTAGAGGCCTCATATTTTACTGCTACATTATTATATTCTAATTGATAATCAATGGGTTTATTAATATTTTTGTTATTATTATTAATATTATTTTCCATTTCCTTTGCTTCTACAACAACTGCATGGTTGTTGTTATCATTTACCTTAATATTCCGTTTTCCATTCCATTTATCTCTATTTCCTTTCTTATTAAAATTCTTTTGC